TTGTCGAAATATCTGAAAGATACTTGATGAGTTCTTTCTTGGCAGTCGTGAGAGTAGCAAAAGCGGTATTGAGGTCGGTGAGTTCCTTGGTGCCCTTCAGCACCTCTGCATCCTTCACCTCATTGTAAGACTTCTGCGCTGCCGCAAAATCATCTTCGAGTCGCTTCGAGTCCTGCGCCATAGCCGCAATCTCCGATGGCTCTAGGTAGCCATCCTTAACGTAGTTGTCGAATGCCTTTTTGTTGGTGGTGACGGTAGTTCCTAATTTGCTGATGTCACCCTGCGCCTTTTCTGCCGCCTTCTGCGCTTTCTCCGCCGCTGCCTTGGCTGCGTTAGCAACGGTATCATCGGTGTATTTAGATGCTTTTATCCAATCACCGATGGCGAACTGAGAACCAGCACCTTTTGCAGTCTGGCAGCGCAATACCTCATTCTTGTAGGTACTGCCATCTGTAGGATAGGTAGCGTTTACCCAAATGTCGCCCAACTGATAAGGTGGCGTAGGCTGAGTGCTGAATACCTTCATCTTGCCATCTGCCGTTTCCTGTGCCTTGCTTGCATCGGAAAGGGCTTTAGCGATGTCGGTATCTGTGATGACTGTCCACTTATAGGTGTTGCCATCCTTGGCAAAGCGGTATGCCTTGCCCGTCTTGTTGTCATAATAAAGGTCGCCCAAATGGGTATCTTTTTCCTTGTCGGTCGTCCAACTGCTTGCTGGCGCATTCTTCAAGGTAGGCACGCCCTCATAGAACCATGTTTCGATAGCACCATCCACCTGATTCTGCAAGTCAGTAATGACCTGCGAGTTCTTGATGAGATTGTTCACCTGCTCCTCGGTCAAGCCCTTTGCTGAGTTCTCTTTTATATACTGCGACAATTCCTTGCCATCCACGGTTGATTTGGCAGAAATTTTGCCTTTAACAGATACCTGCTTGGCTGCGCTGTCATACTTGATGTAGCTACTACCCTCATAGCCATTCTCCTTAGTAGGTCGGTCGCCCACATACATATCGCCATAAACATTGAAGAACGCCTTGTTGGTCTGCTTGTTTACGCCATATTCCACGTACTCCCTATTGGCAAAGGAATAGCTATTTATGCCGTGGTACAAGCTGACGGATGGCGAATAGGTATCTACCGCAGAGAAGATAAGGCAGTTCTGACGTTCTACATCGGTTCTGTTACCGCACTGATTGAGTACATCACCTTTAGCAGGAACATCGCTTGCAGTAGCGCAATCGGTATCGGAGAGGTCGATATAATGGTACTTCTTTCCTTCCAGTTCCACAGGTTCCTCGTCACGACCGATTACCAATCGCCAATAGAAGTGATTACCCACCTTGTGATAAGTGCCCTTTCGGACGTTGAATGATTCCGAGCGCACTTGGTCGCCAATAGCGAAATCATTATCCACTGCATCGCCTTCCTGCTCTGCTAAGAAATAGCAACGATAAACCTTCTGTGACACATTATTATATGTCACAGTAACCTCTTCTACCTTATGAGCCACCACGCCACCAGCAGGAGAGATAATCTCCTTACCGCCAATGGTAGATGTCTTCTTGACGACAAGCTCCTCGAAGATAGCCTTCATTCTCACCTCCAGGTAATCGGTGATGAGATGCGAGCGACCTTCTGTATCGGGAGTCCACGAACCGCCGTTCTCATTGTTGGAGTTACCGACAACCAAACCACTTAAAAGCTTCTGCACCTTTCCCCAGGTGATAGTACCCTTGGCGGTGTCATCGTTTATCTTTGAGATGAAGTGCTTGCTTCCCTCTGTTGCGACCTGATTCTTAACCTGTGTAGTTGTTAATCCTGCACCTGTTCCACCATTTCCGTTTTGAAGAGACGAGATCTGCTGCTGAATCTTCTGGATGGTTCCAACCTCCTTGTCCTCGCGAAGTGTTATGTCGTATGTCGGAATCTTGCCATCTTCTTCCTTGATCGTGAGCTGGTCGATAGAGATGATTCCTTCGATATTGAGGTCTGTATCATTGAAGTTCATTAGGTCGCCGGCCTTCAGTGTATCGTGCAGACTCTTGATAGTTCCGGTTTCGTCTGCCTGCGCCAGATCGTGCTGCCTTGCCATGAAAATCTCATCTACCTTCGGCTGATAGACATATCTTGTGTAGTCATTCTTGTCAAGGAGCGCAATAGCATACTTAAGGAGCTTCAATGATGCGGCATTCACATACGAATCAGGAAGAGTGATTCCGGTAAGAACAAAATGGTCGCCATTCTTGATCGGGTAGTCCTTGTATGGGAACCACAGCTCAAGAGCATCATCCTTGCTCCTCTCAATAGTAAGTCTCCATCTACCATCAACCTTGGTTGAGGATGCCACTTTGAATGTTCGTCCGCCGCACATACCATCCTTCATAGAGATAGAGAAGTCATCATCCTTAAGGTCGTTTATGTCGAAATCGATAGCCTTATTGAGGTATATATCAACATTCTTTACTGTTTCGTTGTCGCCAAACCTTCCGTCATCATCAGGAGCAACACCCTCATCAATCTCATCCACACGCACGCCACCGATTTCCATTTCCTCGATAGTAGGGTAGATTTCAATAACTCCATTCGTCTTATCGTCTGTGTCAAAGAACTGCGATGCCGAACGGAGCCCAATCTCCTCTATATTGAGAGAATCGATGTATGGTCTATATGGATCAGTAGAGAATCTATGCAGTTTCCCGGTTGGATTCACATACTTCTTTTCCTGTTCAGTAAGCGAGTCGTAGAAATCACTCAGCGATACGTGAGGGAATCCAGGCAGCATAAGCCTGTTGATGGACATATTATTCGGAAGATTCTTTGCGTACTCCTTCATGGATGAAGGAACGACCTTCTTATTGAGACCGGACGTAATGTACATCTTGGTGTTCCCTGCCTTAACCTGCGAAATGAATGCGTCGAGTTTCTCCTTTGATTCCTCGTCTCCGCTATCTACCTGTCCTCCCTTTAACTCGGAGTAGAACCTGCATTTGCCAGAGCTGCCAGACTGTGTTATATAACCGGTAATTGTAGTCTGAAAATCGAACGTTACCTGAAGGACCCATCCGTTAGACTGCTCCTGAGATTCACCGGAAACGACGTATTTTCTCTTATTCTTGAAATATGTCTCTATATAATCGAGGTCCAGTTCAAGTTCAACATTCGTGCTAGCTGTAACCACTTTCGTGATATTCGCCACGTACTTGACACCGAGGTCCGCATAGTAATGAGAAGGGAGATTCTTCTCCGAACCATAAGCTCTCAGTCTCGTAACGACACTCTGGTCGGAATCAGCGTTCTGAACAATCTCATAGAGTCCCTTGCCGAGACCATAGGAGAAGATGTGTCCGGCTTCTATTCCGGTAGTACCGACATAGATGTTTCTTCCTCTGACTATGAAGTTTATGTCCCACTTCTCGTTCACAAGCGCAAGGGCCTGCCAACAGGTCTGTGAGTCCACTGTAATAGACATCGATTCGATGACGTTATCTTTTGTTCCTTCGCCGTACATTGACAGCCAGTCGCTCGCAAGGCATCCACGCTGCACGGAACGCTCCATGTTCCTGGAGTAAATCTTCCAAAGGCCCTTACCAATCTGCTCGTCGAGGTTCGCCTGAATCCTGTCGAGCAAATCATCCAGAGTCTGTACGAAGAATGGAAATTTCGGTAGGGAAGTGTAGTGGAGTTCGTTGTCGTTCAATACCACATCGAGGAATTCAGCTCTAGCAAGCTCATCCTGCAATGCGTTGAACTTCACGCTGTCATATACGAAGCCCTCTCCGTATGTGTCGGGTCTGGCCTGCTTATCCTTGCCCGGCTCGTAGTTGAGCTCAAAACGCTCGCCACGATAGACAATATAGTCGCCTATCTGAAAGTTGATAGGCACTTCATGCTTGAAATTGATAGTCACGAAGCACTCACCCATCCAAGAATCGGAGTATTCCAATCCATGAACGGTTATCTGCTCTCCGTTAACGTCTGTCAGCTTCGAGCCATCCTTATGATAAATATTCCAAGTACTCATGTGTCTGTGTTATCCTAAATTTGAAATCCTGCCCTGCGCATCCATAATTGGCTTGATGTCAGTAACAGGGTCGTTAATTTTGAAAGTAATAGAGAGGACTAGCAAGTCCTCGTTGCCCGGGTATCTGTACAGGTCCGGATCAATGCTCTTCAGTCTCACATGCTGCCTTCCTATCTTGTTGAAGTCGCAGTACATCTTCATCATGCCAGACTTGCGGAGATAGTCGATGAAAGCCTTACACTTCTCGTTTGCGCCGAAGGCATTACCCTTGAACAGAAACTTGACCTTGTTCTCGTATGCCGCCATATAGAGACCATCCTTGCCAATATACTCGTCGTCACCATGCTCGTCGTGCCATTCCCTTTTCACAGGTTCCTTGACTGAATCGCAAGGCTTGAACGGACTCTCGCTAACATACATACCGAAGTCGGCGATGGAGTCCTTCACCTCGTTCCCATCGCCTTCCTTCTGCATGTATATCCTGAAATAATCTTTCATACCTAAATCAACTATTTATAAATGCAAATATACAAAATAATACATAAATATGCAAGTAAGTATGTATAAAAATACATAAATTAACACGTACTTTCATAGGCTAGAATAAAAAGGGTATGAGAGTTACCCCATACCCTTAGTCGTTATTTCATCTTCAAAGACTTCGTTCCGTTGAGAACTCTGTTGAAGTTGTCATTGTACTCCGTAAAGATACTTTCGATTCTCTCGGCAGCATCCGCATTGCGTAACGTATTTCGAGCAATCGCATTAAGCTGCGTCAGCTGAGATTTTGCAATCTCGCTCATCTCTGGATAGTACTTAGCCTGCTCTGCGCGGATAACTGAGCAATCGAGCCTAATTGCGTTGAGGTAGGAGGCAATCAAGTCTCCTGTTTCCTCAGTAATGCTCTTAATGGAATTCCTAGAAGAAGAACTGCTGTTGTCGGACCATCCATATACTTTCTTAAGATAGTCACGAGTAGCTTCTATCTGCTTTGAGAGCTCATCTGTGCTGTTCTTTACGTCGGCATACTCGGCTCCTGTGTATTCTGAAATGACATTTCCGTTGGAATTCTTAATCTTGTCACCATTCTCTGCGTACCCCTGAGCCTTCTTCAAAAGAGCCTTAATCTTGTCTCCATATATATTCTCAATCATGGAGTTCAAGATGGTCTTCTTCAGATTCTCCTCGAAATGATCAACGAGACTGTCTGACGTGTTAGCCATAGTTGACATTGCATCACCCCAGGAAGATACCAGGTCAGAGAACTTATTGCCGGTAAGCTTTTCGGTCAAAGCCTCGATCATATCATCAGCCTTCTCTCCGTACTGAATGAGCTTTTCCAGGTAATCTCTGAAATCTGAGTCCATGCTAGCCCAAAGGCCGGTATAATCCTTCTTTATCTTTGAAAGAGTATCAGCATCCATATTGAGCATGTCTTCCATACCATTGAACTGAACCCCGTACTTCGAAGAGATTTCGCCCGCTACGTCACGCCAATTCTGGCCATTGTACTTATATGAACCCTTCCACATTCTATATTTGATAGAGTGGGAGCCGACTGACGCACCTGAATTAAGCCTATTCTGCGCAATTACCTTAGTCTGCTCGATTTCGGCTTTAAGCATTTCCTGAGCCTCCTTGGATGCCTCTGTAGCCTCAGTACCCCAATGGATATTCATGTACTCAGTCTTCTTGGAGATGAGAGAATCCCAAATTGAGGTAAGGTTATCGTACTCAGCCTTCGCCTTTTCGTAACTGCTGTAGTCTGCGCCGAATGCTTTGATGAGTGAACCGCCAATACTCAACGCTGCGGAAGCGGCTGCTGCGTATGGACCAGCACCTTTAAGAAACCCGAGACCCTTCATTTTACCGAGGGTATCAAAAGCTCCGGCTGTACTTGCTGCCGAAGATAATGCGCCTGAAGCACCACCTGTAATCTGGCCGAGAATGGAATCTTCTTCACCCATAGCCTTAAACAGATTGATTACCGGGTCAAGAACCGTGTTGAGCGCCTGCATCTTCGTCGCAAGTTCAGAGATTGCTTTAGACGAGTCGGCGTACGCTGACTGCTGATCATTCTTCAGACTCGCCTTTGTTCTTACGCCGCCTGCGATACCAAGTCTCGAAGCCTCCTCCTTACTAACGAATATCTTCGCAGTATCATCCATACCGCCAAGACGCTCATTTACGAACTTTCCGATAGCCTTACCGCGATTCACTCCTCCGAAGATGAAGCCGAACGGATTTCTGCTAATCTGCTCATTTCTGAGCTTATCTAGGGCATCTCTGAGTTGTTTGATGGATTCTACAGATAACCCGGTAGTCATAGAAAACTGGTCTATCTTCTCGATCATAGAGTTGATTGTTGCCGAAGATACCCTGTCAAGATCATCGAAGATGGCAACCCAGTCCGACTCCTGCTTGAACTGCTCGAACTGAAGCTTCGCAACGTTCTCGTTATGAGTCTTTGTGGCTCCTGCCTTGGCTCTGTCTCTCATCTGTGGGTCTTCGATGCCCTTGATGAGTTCAAGCTGTCTCTCGTATTTTCTGTTCTCGTCCTCAATCTGCTGTGAGATGGTGGCATTCTTCTCAATCAGGTTAGCCATCAAATCGATGGTCTCCTTCTTGATCTTGTTGTTCTCATCTTCCAGCTTCTTGCGGATATCATAAACACGGGTCTCTTCACCATACTTATCCTTGACATTTTCAAGACTCATATCCTTAACCTCATCCGTAGTCAAGTTAAGACCGGACTGAATGTTATCGTGCCTTACCGCAATATCGAGCTGCTCCTCCAGGAACTTTTTGTAAGTGTCAAACTGAACAATTCCACCGAAAGCTATATTCTGAGCACCTTTCTTGTTTCCGGTCAGCTCGTATATTTTCTTATACGTCTCGTACTGTTCGGAGATAGTATCAAGTTGCTTGTTAAGCACATTCAGCTCGTCTCTGCGCTGGTCTTCGAGAAGTTTTCGGTTTTCAGTTTGAATGCCAGCCTTCTCGTTTGCAGCATAGTCCAATCTGTCCTTTGTTGATGCAGGGAGAGTCCGCAAGAGCTCCTTGATAGAAGTCTCGTAGTTGGTGTAGTCAGAGATAGGGAACCTCTTCTTGTCACCAAAGATAGCCTCAAACTCTCCGTCATTAGCTAGTTGACCGAGAGCACCCTCGCCGTAGAGTTCCTTGAACTTTTTGATTTCGGCATACATCTTCTTATATAAGTCGATGCGTTCACGGAGATTCTTCAGCTGTTTATCTTCTTCGCGACCATTCTTGTTTTTGCCTTTCCCAAAGTTACCCGTAACCTTGTTCTTTCCAAGATCGTCAGATATGTAACCTGCGTCAGCGATAGCTTTCCACAAATCGTACTTGTGTTTAGCATTCTTGTACTCAGAAGAATTCTTGCTTACTTTTCCATTGACTATCGTATCAAGTTCGTTTCTCGCAGCCTTGAGCTCCTTACGAATATTCTCACCTGTGGTCTCGAAAGACTGGTCTTGCACTTGTCTTAACGCATTATCAACCTCTCTCGTCCAAAACTTACCTTTCTTTTTGTTTCCAGTGAAAATTCCGTTCTTGTGAAGTCTTTGTCTTATAATCTCAGAGAAAGGAGTGTTCACGCCAGAGTTGTACGAAGGCTTTCCCTGCTTTCCGTTACCACTGTCGCCTGGCCAAAAGTCCATATCCATGAGCTTACTGATAGCCGAATGAAAATAATACAAGATGGTTTTGCTTGTAATATTTGCCTTCTGTGCCATCTTATCCATCATACTGGCGAATATCTCAGGGTTTCGTTTTGCCCACGTGCGGAATTGATCTTGAGACAATCCGAGCTGTTTTCTGACAGACTCAAGTCCTCTAGGCACGTCGTCATACATTATTTCAGACACATCATCGCTAGAATCCTTCGCTCTTTCCGCAAGTTCCTTTAACCAGTTTTCTGTCTCCTTGCTTCCATTTGCAAACTTGTCGACAAATTTTTCCCAATCATCTCCGCCAATAGCCGCAAGCATCCTAATCTGCTCAGTAAGGGGCAGACCATTGATTTGGTTTGCTAGCTCTTCGTTGTTTTCCATCAAAGATCGGATAAAATCCTCCATTTTTGCCTTTGTACTAGAGTCGAGCTCGTCGAACATCACCTGGAACTTAGACAGAGATTCTTGTGCTTGCTCCACATTCTTTGCAATATCATCGTTCGTGAGTCCATTCAACCACTGTAACCATTGTGGAGTATCAGCTCCGATCATATCGAATAGGTTGTCGCTAACAAGACCTGTTGCTGAAGTTGCGTTATTCGTTATAACTCCATATTTATCAGCTAAGCCATCATTTGCTTTTTTCGCATCCTCAATTTTTTCTTTGAGTATGTCGTATTGTTTTGACAGGCTTCCTGCGCTTTCAACCTGCTGCTTGATAGAATCCGTGTAGTCATCTGAACTTTTCAGAATCTCCTTCATCGAGTCAACTTGCGAAGAAAGGTTGGACGCGTCTTTTGGGCCTAATCCAGACAGAAAATCTCCGTAACTTTTGGATTTCTGCTTAGCTCCATCAATCAACGTCTTTTCTTCTTCCTTTACTCGACTTGACCATTGATTGTACCCCATCAACAATGAAGTGATAGCCGTAATGCCGATCCCCCACCAACCACCGATGGCGTTGATAAATCCTCCGATCTTTGAAGTTGTCATGCTCCATACGGCAGACATTCTGCCTCCATTCAAGATGATTTGCTCTTGTTTGGCGGTTATTTGTCCCATTAATGCGAGCTGACTAATTATCTCCTTAGAAACCAAGCCTTCCTTGACTGCTCGTTGCATCTGCAATACGGACATTCTTCCTTCGAGTGCAGCCCTATTGTAGCTCGCGACAAGCGATTGCTTTTCCGACAGAATAGCAGCTTTCTTGAATACATTTTGCTGGGCAATCTTCTGCGTAATCTCTCCTTCCACAACAAGTTGCTGCTGTTCGATAGCATAAGACTTTAACTGGGCATTCATCTGCTGAGTATAACTCTTAGCAAGTGATCCAATACCCATCTTAGAATAAGCCATACCGCCGAGCTTCCTTGCAGCAAACACCGCTCCGAATGAAAGAAGGGCAGGAGACAGCTTGTCCAAAGCTAACACAAGGTCGGTTACTCTATTTATGATGAACGAGAAAGTTCCTCCGACGATATTCTTGCCTTCTGCGAACTTTCCTAGCATAATATCCCACGCGTCGATAAGCTTATTCCAGCGACCAAGCAGTGTTTCGGACAACACGAGCTGCATATTGTAGAACTGACCGCCTTCATCTGTCATCTTCCAAAGCACTTTCTGGACATCCTCAAAGCTTACCTGTCTAGCAGTAATCATCTTCTTGACATCTGCCTGGGTATAATTGTTCCTTCCGTTCTTTCCTTCTGAATTGTAAAGCTCCGTAATTCTTTGTAAGAGTGGAAGTCCAGCATAAGCAAACTGGCGCAACTCCTTACCGTCAAGCCAAGAACGGGCCTTAACCTGACCATAAGCCAAGCCAAGTCGCTCGAAAGACACACCAAGACCAGATGCGATATCAGCAAGTCGTTTTGTGGTATCATACAAGTCATTTGCTTCGACTCCGAATGCAGCCAGCTGCTTTACATCTCGGTTCAGCTCTCCAAACTTGAATGGAGACTGCAACGCAAGCTGCTGTGTCTGAGCGAACAGCTCGTCAGCCTTCTGTACATCACCAAGGATGGAGCGTAACGCAACATGCTGCTGAACAATCTCACCACCGGTCTGTACGATTGAATTAAAGAATTGCTGCGCTCCAAAGACAATACCTCCCTGTAAGAAGAGAGATTTGATGTCACCGACAATAGACTGCATCTTCTTCGCTTCAGCGTTTGCTCCGGCGAATGCTGCTGCAAGGTCGTTTCGTGCCTTTGCAGCCGTTCTCGTTATCTCTTCTTGATGTTTTCGCTCAAGGTTTATCGCTTCCTGTTTTTGATCAATTACAGTTCGCATACTGTTTATCAGTGGAGTATATTCGCTTGTTCCTCTGCCTATAGAGAATAAATCTTTGATAGAATAACTACCAAGATTATTCATCGCACTGCGCAATGTATTAAGCTCTTTCGTAATTTGCGAGAATGCCTGTTGAAGTTGCATTAACTCTTGCTTACTTAATACATTCTTTCCACTTCCAAATAAACCTTGGATCTGTTGTCTTTGTGCTTCAAGTTCCTTAACTCTATCACGTACAAGGGATTCTGCCTGTTTCCTAGATACAGAAATTGCTTCTCTTCTAGCCTGGTTAGTTCGCTCCGTCGCTTCTCTTAGCCTATTTTCGGCAGCAATCATTTCTTCATTACGGCGTACGATAGCATTTCGCAACTCAGCGAGTTCTCTTTCCCTGACAGCTAACTCCTGTGCAGCCTGTGCTTCATTTTTCATCGCAACAAAGTTACCGTGCTCGGTTGACTGTCTGTCTCGCTCTAAAATCGCGGATTTCAGTTGCTGCATTTCCCTGTAACGCTCATTAAGTTCTTGCGCCTGTTTCGATTCGTTAACAAGCGTCACGAAAGCCCCTTGAGCTTCCATTTCCTTGTCGCGTCTTAAGATATCTTCTTTTAACTTGGCAAGTTCATTGTATCTATTTGTTAAATCAAGTGCAGCCTGTGCTTCATTTTTCATCGCAACAAAGTTACCGTGCTCGGATTGTTCCTTGTCTCTACGAAGAATGTCTGCTTTTAGTTCCGATAACTCCTTCAGTCTTTTGCTGAGATTTGCAGTTTCCTGAGCCTGAATGCCCATTTGGGCCGCTATATTTTTAAAATCCTCAGCGATTTCTTTGCTATTCTCTCTATTAAAGTTCTTAAATAACTTCTCAGCAGACTTTCTTCCGGACTCAGTTTTTAGATCCAACTCCGAAAGTGCTTCTGAAATTTCTTTCAGTTTTGACCTAACATTGCTGTCTTTAATGTTTAAGTCAAACCACAAGTCACCTAAATTTCCACCTGCCATATCCTGAATATTTTAAAATTAGAGTTTATTGTTTAAGTAATCAGCAAGACTAATCTTCTTGCCGATGAGGCTTCCCTCATTCTTCTTTTTCTCCATCCACCTATCGTAGAGGTCATCCATCTCCTTCTTTGTGTGCTTCTTCGGACCACCTTCCTTCTTGGTCTTTGGATAGACGACAAGAGGCTGGTCTGCAACCATTAGGTCAATCTGTGCCGATGAATAGCCCCACCAGTAGTCGTAGGCTGCGATGAAGTACTTACGCTGAAAGAGGAAACCGAACTTCTCAGCTAGTGAGAAGGCTGCTCCCCAGCTTGTTCTGCTTGGATAGCTTTTGCTTCGCTCCTCGTCATCGTCATCATCACGTCCGTCATCCCGGTCGCTAATATGGTAGCCAGTGAGAATGCGTTCGATGGAATTTTTTTTTTAGAAACATCGAGGACTCTCAGAACCTCGGCCACGTCCACATCCTTGATGTAGTAGAGCCAGCGCCAGTAGATCCAATACAGAAATCGTATCTTCCAGATGTTGTTGAGGAGAATGCAGACACAAATCTTGACGTTGCGCTTCCATTCGTTCTTCTCCTTAGTCCTGATATGAGAACACCTGCTCATGGTTCCCTTGCGAAGCCAGCCGAGCTTGTGCTTCTTTCCACGGAACACGAACTCGGTAGGCTCGTCGTGCAGCACGCTGTCAAGCAACTTCTGCAAGTCCACCGAAGGCTGCTCAATTTTCTTTTCTTCTGCCATGATTGTATGCTATTAAATGAAGAAGGGCGGCACGGCTGTTGACTAGCCTGCCGCCCTACGGTTTGTTATCCTGAATCTAATTACCTAAAGAAGCCTTACACGTCGCCAGTTGTTGTGCCCTTAGTAAGCCAAGCGATGCTGCGCATGCCTGCGCCCTCGATAGAACCGGCGAACTTGAATGCAACTGGCTTTGAACCAGTGTCATCCCACTGCAACGTTGCATAGAGGGCAATGTTTGTCACAATCATAAGGTTCTCCTTCTCATCGTCAACGATGACGATAGTACCCTTAATCTTGAACTTCTTAGGCTCAACTGCAACGCCGGTAAAACCGGTAGTAGCATCGAGAGTCGCGTCACCAGTACCCTTCAAGGTAACCTTGGTCAACTCTGTGATTGCATCATCGCCGAACATGATTTTCAGTAGGTCCTTTGCCTTTGAAGGAACAACGAACTCTACGTTGAAGTCGCCGAGCTCTGCGGTAGTTGCCCAGTCACCGGCAAGACCGATAACCTTGTAGTGATTGATGGTCGGATCCTCCATGGTTGCCTTAAGAGAATCAACCTCAACAGGAAGCTCAATCTCTGGTGTGATGTCAACTGAAGCCTTACTCAAGTCTGTGATAGCCTTTGAGTAGAGCAGAGTCTTAGGACCATTGAAAATGTCCTTCATCTTGTCAATAGTTGTCATAGCCATAATCTAAAATATTTTAAATTGTTATACCTGAATACTTATTTCGTACGTAACCTTCCCTGTATGATCGTCACGGAAAAACCAGCTCCGTCGTCAGCCTGGATAGCAACGTTCGGCCTGGTAACGATGATGTTGTCTGTAGAAATCGGGAATCTTTCGAGGACCGCCTTGACTTTCTTATCCATTTCCGCAGGACTGAAACCATTAGGATTCGCCGAGGAGGCCTTATCTCTTACATACACCTCTATCTGGATAGTGGTAGTATAGTCGTTGTAGGAGCCATCATAGTTCATCTCGTTGTTCCTGATTGTGTACGGAGCACTTACGACGATGTAGCTACCTATTTTGGTATCCACGGCCTTAGGACGATTTCTGGGGTACACCTTGTCGCATATACCCTTTACGGCGTTTCCTAAGTCGAAATATATCTGCTTGATATCTACCATAGCTTACAGTTTGTTAAAAGTTGAACTATTGGCGTACACTACGCAGGCATCGAACATATCTGGAAGAGACTCGTATGTGTTGTAAACTGTCTCGAAAATGCGGTTCTCCTTATCGAATACTGCATATTCAACAGGACATATCGCAACGAGTGCCCAGTCCTTTCCTGATGATTTGACTTTTCCGATACGTCCGTAGATAAGGTTAGGACCCCATTGGTGACCACCACCGACTTTACCGGTATAGCCTTTGTTTTCACCTCCGTCGTAGTAGAACGGGAGATTATATTTTTCTCCCTCCGCCAGGGTTACTCGCGTTGGTGCTTTTTCACCCTTCGAGGCACGCACCATGTAAATGAGCTTGCCTTTGTAATACACTGCTGCATAGAACGAAGTATATGCGTTACCGGTGATGTTGTAAAACGTCCTGTTCTCCTTGAAATAGTTGACGGTTCTGTGAGCAAGTTCCTGCATAATCGCAAGCATCTTGTCATACGCCAGCTTTTCGACCCTTGGCTTAATCTGATGCTCGAACTGCGCTCCAAGAGACAGACGCTTTCCGCTAAAGTATTTCGCCATAATCTAAACCCTTGTTAAGTTCCAATATAC